TGCCAACAAAGACCTTGAACATTGCACTTGCTGGTACTGGTGTTGGTAAATCATTGTTCATGTGTCATGTGGCCGCAGGTTGTTTATCACAAGGTCACAATGTTTTGTATATCACTCTTGAAATGGCAGAAGAAAAGATTGCAGAGCGAATCGATGCGAATCTACTGAACATTGATATCAATGAACTACAAACAATTTCAAAGCCAGATTATGAAAGAAAGTTTGAAGCTCTTAAAAGTAAAACACAAGGTAAACTCATTATCAAAGAATACCCAACTGCTGCGGCTTCGACTTTACATTTTCGTGCCTTGTTGAGTGAACTTGCATTGAAGAAGAACTTTCGACCAGACATTATCTTTGTTGACTATCTAAACATCTGTGCCTCTGCAAGAATCAAGGCAGGTGGTAATGTGAACTCATACACCTATGTCAAGGCAATTGCAGAAGAACTTCGTGGTCTTGCTGTCGAATTCAATCTGCCTGTCGTTTCTGCAACACAAACAACAAGGTCTGGTTTTACAAACTCTGACCCAGGTCTTGAAGATACATCAGAAAGTTTTGGTCTGCCTGCAACTGCTGACTTTATGTTTGCACTTGTTACGAATGAAGACCTAGAGGCTCTGAATCAGATTCTTGTGAAACAATTGAAGAATCGATATTCTGACCCATCTTACTTCAAACGATTCGTAGTTGGTATTGACAAACCAAAAATGAGATTGTATGATACAGAACAGTCAGCACAAGATGACATACTTGATTCTGGTCAAGAGAATATACCAGACAAACCTCTGAACACATTTGGTAATCGTGAAAGTAAATTCAATCGCAACTTCTCTGGCTTGAAAGTATGAATCTAAACAAAGAACAAGCCTTGCATTGTGCCAAGGCCTTCTCTGATTACTTTGATCGTTTTCAGAGAATTGATGATTACATTCGTGACCAGAAACTCAACTCTCTTGCCGATAGGCCATTTGTTCTACCAGGTATGGGACCAGAAGAAGATTTGTTTTCTGATTTCACCATGCACCCAAGTGACATGAACCTTGAAATTGTAGAACTACCACAAGATCAATGGGACATTTATCTGAATATGATATCAAGTCACTCAAACATGACCAGTATTCCAGGTCGGTGTCTGAGGTTGGCTGTCATCGAAAAGAATACAAACAAGTGGGTTGGTTTCATTCGTCTTGGTTCTCCTGTCATCAATATGAAACCAAGAAACGAAATGCTTGGTGGTGTCTTTACACAAACAAAAGAATCAGCCAAGTCATTCAATCATACTTCAGTCATGGGCTTTGTGATTGTGCCAAGTCAACCATTTGGTTTCAATTATCTTGGTGGTAAGTTATTGGCAGCGATCTGTTGTTCGCATTGGGTTCGTGAAAGATTGAACAAAAAGTATGACATGAATACTTGCCTTTTTGAGACAACCAGTTTGTATGGTAGTTCTAAGTCATCTTCACAATATGACGGTATGAAACCTTACCTAAGATTCAAAGGTCTTACCGATTCTGATTTTCTACCAATGATGCACGGCAAACCATATGAAGAACTCAAGAACTATGTTGAGGCCGCAGTTGGAGAGATCGTACCAGAAGATGCCTCAAGTCGCAAACTCAAGATATCTAATCGCATCATCGCACTCACCAAGGCTGGCCTAAAAGGTTCTCTTGAGTATGAATCGTTTATGAAAACCATCAATAATGCACTAGGACTGACCGAAAGAAAACGGTATTATGCCTCAAATTATGGTTTCAGTAACTTTACCGATGTGGTGATGGGTAGAACAGATAAGTTGGTCAAAGACAAAGAGAACTATGATAAGTTTGAATTGGAGAATGTGATAGAATGGTGGAAGAAAAAGGCTGCAAACCGATACGAAACTTTGAAGAATGAAGGTCGGATTCGTCAAGAGATTGAAGTGTGGACTGGTGATAAAGAGCTTGACATTATTCGGTAATCGTGATAGTATAAATAAAGATTATGGCAGAAAAATATCTAACTGGCGGTCAACAGACAACCGTAAACTCTACAATTACAGAGCTATTTCCAGCTTTATGTTTTAACAATGGTTACAATCCAAGATCACCTGAAGATTTAGAAAACTTCATAAATGGTGTAAATTTAGAAACACCTAAGAGTAAAAAAACTTTTGTAACTGCAAGTAACCTAAAAGCAGGTAAAGAATTTATTGTTTTGAAGGACAGAATTAGACCGCAGATGCGTGAAGAAAAAATTCAAAACGCATACGCTATCACAAAGTTTATCTTTGAAACTCATAAAAATAAACCAATCGATAAGGTTGTTTGGGGTTACCGTGAAAAACCAGCAGGTATTCCTAGTAATCATGCTGGAGATATTTTTATTTTTTTTAAAGACAAATCTTATCCAGCAATTGCTGGTATATCTCTAAAAGCTGGTTCTGAAAAATCATCTGAACCGAAATTGAATAGTTATGTAAAAACAACATTGACGAAACCAATGTGGTTGAAATCAGCACCAAATGCCGTTAAAGAATTAAAAAAAGAATTATGGAAAGAAGTTTATTCTAAAATACCATCGTTACCAAATAGTATAAATGCAGATAATTATTATACCGAAGCAGGAAGTAAAGGTGCAACTAAGCCTAATCCAATTTTGATAGAAAAACTAATTGATTTTTTTGAAGCTGATCCAAAAAAATTCGATGAACTCTATGGTGTAATGAATAAAGTTTGTCGTGAAAAATTAGCTGAAGTAATCAATAAAGATTTAAAAGCGTCAAAAGAATGGATAGGCACAGAATTTAGGTTAGAAAAAAAAGGTGAAGAAGTACCTCTAGTGTTAGTGAAAGCTATAAGAACAAATTATGAAATGGCTGGTGATCCGTTAGCCGATATGTTACCTGTTGCGAAAACAATTAAAGCCTATTTGAATAAAACTTCTGTTCAAGAATGGTTTATTGATGTTTCTGATGGTAAAAAAACATTAACTTTGCTAATGACCATACGAAGTGATTCAGAATTTAGAAGACAAAAACCAAAAGGTAAATTAGGTTCTTTTGTTGGACTTAAATTACTTTATCGTGGAATCAAGAAATGAACTTCACAGAATTTTTAAACGAGGCCAAAGAAGGCAAGAACCTTCACCTTGAACACCTAGAAGACAATGTTCTCAATCGTGGTGTCACAGGTGCCAGAGAAGCCATTGCGTTTCTTCAAGCACTCAGAGACATGCTTGCAGGCCGTTCACAATCAAAGATCAATGTGACAACGAAATGGGATGGTGCACCGGCAGTATTCGCAGGTATCAATCCAGAGAATGGTAAGTTCTTTGTTGGCACGAAAGGTGTGTTTGCAAAGAACGCAAAACTCAACTATACAAATGATGACATTGATAAGAATCACCCAAACCCAGGCCTCAACGAAAAACTAAAGATTGCATTGGCATTTCTATCTAAACTTGGCATCAAAGGTGTTCTTCAAGGCGATATGATGTTTACTAAAAGTGATCTAAAGACAGAAACAATTGATGGTGAACGATACATTACATTTCAACCAAACACAATTGTCTATGCGGTACCTGTAGGCACAACTCTTGCACAATCAATTCAAGCCGCACATGTGGGTATTGTCTTTCATACATCTTATTCTGGTCGTAAACTTGAAGACATGCGTGCCTCTTTCAACATCGACATTGGTCATCTGTCACGAACAAAAGATGTTTGGTATCGTGATGCTTCATTCGTTGATGCTTCTGGTACTGCATCGTTTACTGAGAAAGAAACAAGAGAAATCACAAGTATTCTCTCAACTGCCGGTCGTGTCTTTCAATCAATCAGTCCTTTGACACTCAACAAAATCGCTGCATCAAGTATTTTTGCAGAACAGATCAAAACATTCAATAACACTAAAGTTCGTGCAGGTGAAAAGATTACAAATACAACATCGCATGTCAATGAACTGATTCGTTACATTGAAGACAAGATGAATAAGAATGTTCTTGCTGCGAAACAAGAACAGACAAAACAGAAACGACTGAAAGAAAAAAATGAAGTGATGCGTTTCTATCGCACCAATGCAATTCAACTCAAGAACATCTTTGATCTAATGAATCTAATCGTTGATGCAAAACTTATGGTCGTGAAGAAGTTACAAGAAATGAAACAAATCACAAACACCTATCTAAGAACAACAGAAGATGGATTTAAGATTACCAATCCAGAAGGTTTCGTTGCAGTTTCAACACTAACGGGAGGAGCTCTAAAGTTGATTGACCGACTTGAATTCAGCCAAGAAAATTTTAACGCTGCAAAAAATTGGGATAAGTAAATGTCTATAACAACATAAAATTATAAATAACTTTGTCGCAGTAGACAGAGTAGGAGATTTTATGTTTTTAGATAACAAATACACAAAATGGTACTTTTCAATATGTTCCAATCAATATAACGGAATAACAGAAAAACATCATATTATTCCAAAAAGTTTAGGTGGGAGTGACGAAGAACAAAACTTAGTTTCTTTATCACCAAAAGCCCATTTTATATGCCATTGGTTATTAACGAGAATGTTGTCTGATAAAAAATCAAAAGAAAAGATGTATTACGCTTTTAATTTTATGTTGTTAAAACCAAAAGATTTGAAAGAAAAGAGGTATTATCCTTGTTCAAGAGTTTACGAAATTGCAAAAAAATACATACAGTTAAATAACCCAAACAATCATGAAGATGTTAGAAAAAAAATTTCAGAAGCAAGAAAAAAGTGTTGGCAAAACCCATCTCAAGCAATGTTAGACGGAATAGAAAAAATGAGATTATCTAAGATAGGAAAAGAACCTTCAAATAAAGGTAAAAAAGGTATTATTAAAGCATCTGATGAAACTAAAAAACTTTTAAGTCAACAAAGATATGGCAGAAAATGGTTTAATGATGGCACTAAGACATATTTTATAAAACCTGAAGATGCGAAAAGTCATTACAAAGAAGGTAGATTATAAATGGCATACGATATCAATAAAATTTTAGCCGAGTATGGTGATGATGATTTTGGTTTCACAACAGTTGATGAGGCAGAATATCAAGCCGTCATCGCTGAGAAAGATGAAACTGTAGAAGAATACAAAGCACGACTAGAACAGGTAGAAAAGATCATCATGCCTTTTCTTACAAATCTTTACAAGTCACGAAATCAACCATACATTCATTGGCCAAATCGTGGACCAATTCTAGAAGCACAGATGCAAAAAATTCTCACGCTAACGAGGGGATAATGTTATCATTTCAAGAATTCTCTGAAGCTGCATATGTTGGTAATGTAGGCTTTCAAGAACTGGTAAAGTTTCATACAAAGGCTACACCTACACAAAAGAAACAGTTACAATCACACATTCAAAACAAAAGACATAAAGAGTTTCGTGATCTAATTCATTCTGTAACTGGTGTGCAACTACATAAAAGTGTGAATGAAAAACAAGAGTTTGTTTCAAAAGCAGGCGCAGGTGAATGGGGTAGACCAGAACTTGTTGCAAAGTATATCAAAGGAACACCTGGACAAAATCTGAAGAAATTTAAAGAATATATAAAATAAACAACTGGAGTTTGTAATGAAAGATTTGATTATAGGATGTAGCACCAACTACGATTGGCCTAAACTTAAGTATTGGGTCAACTCTATCAATAAATCAGGCTTTGAAGGTGATAAAGTTCTGATTCTCATGAACTGCGACAAAGATACCGTTCTCAAAGTAATTGATGCTGGTTTCAAAGTCGTAGGTTTCAAACAAGATGAACAGGATAATTTGACATATTCATCAAACATGCCTGTTCATACCGAGAGATTCATACACATCTACGATTACATTCGTAACAATGGCCCATATCGATTTGTCATTACGACCGATGTGAAAGATGTGGTGTTTCAAAGAAATCCTGTTGAGTATCTTGAAGAACATTGTGAATTAAACAATCTCATTTTTTCATCAGAGAGTATGAAATATGAAGATGAACCGTGGGGCAATCAAAATCTACTTGATACTTATGGACCATACGTTCATAATATCTTCAAAGAGAATGAAATCTATAATGTAGGTGTTCTTGCTGGCCATGGTGATGCCATGCGAGACCTTGCGATTAATATCTTTACAAGTTGTACCAATCGACCAATACCAATTTGTGATCAGTCAACGTTCAACTTTATGATTTCACAAAAACCATATACCGACACAAGTAAGTACACAAAGTCAGAAGATGGTTGGGCGTGTCAACTTGGCACTACAGTAGACCCAACAAAAATAAAAGATTTTGAACCATTTCTTCTTGAGGCCCGCCCAATACTTAAAGATGGTAAAATCACAACGTCAACTGGTGTACCTTATCATATTGTGCATCAGTATGACCGAGTTCCTGCATGGCGAAATATTATTGAAGCGAGGTATGACGATTGAAGATAGCACTTTGTTTTTCAGGTCAACCAAGAAGTTTTGAAAAAGGTTTTGAATACTATCAAAAAAACTTGTTTGATCATTATGATGTAGATGTTTTCATTCATACTTGGAAGTGTGCAGAAGCCAATGACTTAGTTGATCTGTATAAACCAACTGCGATTATGGCTGACGAACCACTCAAGCAGAATTCTGATGCGATGTATACAAATACACCAAATATGGAGAGACACCCGCCACGATTTACTGTGGCTATGTTTTACTCTATATACCAATCGTGTGTATTGAAAACACAACATGAGATGAATCACAAGTTTTTATATGATTGGGTCATTAAGGCAAGAACTGACTATGCATTGAATGTAAAGATACCATTTGAAGACCTTGATCCAACGAAACTCTACATGCCAAACTGTCGTATGGTGCCTGAAAAAGATTTTGGTAATGATCAGTTTGCATTTGGTAATTCAAACACGATGAATAAACGCATGTCAATTTATTTGAACATGAACCATTTCTACGATCAAGGTGTGCAGATGATTGGTGAAGACATGATGCGAGCTCAATTGCATGAATATGGTTTACATGGAGACAACCTTGTTTATGTGAATATGAATAATCCTTTTCCTCCTGGCGAATATAATGGTACATGGCACTCGCTCATTCGTGATGATACGGCAGCATGGAAGAAAAGGTAATACGAGAACTTAAAGGACATTCTGGCAGCCAAATCTTTCTCATGCAAAATGAAAGTGGTTTGTTTGTAAGAAAGGTTGGCAACGTAGAAAGAAACTTTGAGCGTCTTTCAAATCTTTATTCAGATTTTCATTCTGTGCCTGTCATCTATCAAAAGTATGACGAAACATTAGACATGGAATATATTCATGGCCTTGACATGAAATCTTACCTAACTTCTGGTGATTTAAATCATTGGTTGAAGTTTATAATTGATACCCTCAACAAATTTGCCAAGAATAGTATTGTAAAAGATTATACAGAGGTGTATAATAAAAAGTTAGAATTTGTAGATGGCGCAAAAGATTTACCCTTCACAAAACAAGAACTGATTGCAAGGTTACCTAAAAAGTTGCCGTGTTCTCAATATCACGGTGATCTTACATTAGAAAACATTCTTTATTCGAATCAGCAATTCTATATGATTGATGCGGTAACCATTGAGTATGATTCTTACATCTTTGATATCGCAAAGTTACGACAAGATTTAAATTGCAAATGGTTTTTAAGAGAATCAAATGTATTCTTAGATGTGAAGTTGAAAATATTAGAGAATAAAATACTTGAAAGATTTTCTGGTGCAGATAACGACTATCTTCTGATACTCATGTTGTTGCGAGTTTATCTACACACAGTACCAAATGATGGTAATAGAGAGTTTATTTTGAAAGAGATAAAAAGATTATGGAAGTAATTATACCTGCGGCTGGTTTATCAACAAGATTTCCAAACATGCCACCAAAGTATTTGTTGACAGATAGTAACGGTGATATGATGTTACGAAAGGCAGTTGAGCCATATCTAAATCATCATGTTACAATTGCTATTCTACAAGAACATGATGAAAAATACAACGCAAAGGAAAAAATTCATGAGAAATTTTCTAAAGATTCTATTGACCTGGTGGTTTTACCACAAGTCACGGCTGGACCAGCAGCAACAATCTTTGAGATCATTGAACGCACAAAAGTAAAAGGTGAATTTCTCATCAAAGATTGTGACAGTTACTTTGAACATACAATCACCGTAGGTAATTATGTGTGTGTATCAAAAGTAAAACAGAATGAAATACTTTATAATCTTGCAGGCAAAAGTTTTGTTCAATCAAATGACCAAGGTATTATTACAGAAATTATAGAGAAACAGGTGATCTCTGATAAGTTTTGTGTCGGTGGTTATAAGTTTGCAGATGTTGAACAATATCTTGAAGCCTATAAATCAGTTTCATCAAGTGTGCAAAATGAAATCTTTGTGTCACATGTCATACAATACATGTTGATGCAAGGTGAAATCTTTTTTGAAAACATTGTGTCAAATTACTCTGATGTTGGCACAATTGAAGAATGGAAAAAATATAATGAATCTCTTACCAGATAAAAACCTATTCATTGTTACATCAGCATTAAAACCAACAGTCGGTGTCATTCCTGAAGATGATCGATTCACACAGACAATCCATACATTGAGGTCATTACGATTTCATGTACCTGATGCAATTCTACTTTTCTCTGATGGTTCACCAAACGAAGTCGAACAAGAAAAGTACCAAGAGATTGCAAAGTATGTCAATGGTATTATACCTTGGAATCTTGATGATGACATTCAACGATTAGGCCGTGAAGGTGCTAAGAGTTTAACAGAAGCCGTGATGATGTTAAAGATGTTGGTTGCACTCAAACAAAATCCAGAACTTGCAAAGATGATGAGTGAAGTCAAACGTGTGTTCAAGTATTCTGCAAGAACAGTATTGCATGATGAATTTAAGATTGAAGATTACGACAATCTTTTTGGTAAGTATGTTTTTAAGAAAAGAATACCAACATGGATGCAAGATCAAAGAAAAGAAGTTGTGGATCATCTGTATATCACACGAATGTTTTCATTCTGTCCTTTTTTACTTGATAACTACATCATCGCTTTACAGAATATTATTCAATCTATTCAACAATATGGCTTGGACACGGAACATGCACATTTTCACGCCATAGATAAACAACATGTGATTGAGTTTGACAAGTTGCATTGTCAAGGTATCATGGCACAAAATGGCGCAATTGAAAACTATTGAGGTGAAAAATGGATTTGTGGGAATATTTTCAAAATAATACAGGTAAGAAGATTACAAAATGGACACATTACTTTCCTATCTACGAGAAACATTTTAAACCACTCACAGATAGACCAATCAAACTTCTTGAGATTGGTGTTCTAAATGGTGGCTCTCTTGAGATGTGGCGAAAGTATTTTCATCCAGATTCGACCATCGTAGGCATTGATATCAATCCTGACTGCAAACAACACGAACAAGAGGGTATTCACATTCGCATTGGTAGTCAAGTAGATACGGATTTTCTACAAAGTTTGATCGATGAGTTTGGTGTCTTTGATCTTGTCATTGATGATGGCAGTCACCGTGTAGAACATGTTAATAAGACCTTTGAGTTTCTATACCCAAAGATTGCAGAGAACGGCACTTATTTTATCGAAGATACT